CTTTTGATATTACTAAATACATAACGAAAGCTACGGACGACACAACTATTGGTCTTACTGGTGGTGATAGTGGTGGCGATGGTGTTAGCACTTCAACTACTGGAAATGTAGGATTTACAGTAAATGATGATGGTACTGTTACGCCAAATACAATAAATTCTGCAGTAGCTTCTGTTCTTGGCATGATTACTGGTTTTCCACTTGGATTAGTTTCTCAAGCAATAAACTCAGCAAATACTACCTCCGCAGCCTCTCAAGCCGCAGCCATATCTCAAGCAGATGCAGATAGCATAGCCACAACTGGTAATGCCTCTCCAACATCAGGTGGTATAGGCGCAGCCGCAGCAGCCGCAGGGACAGCCGCAGCCACAGCCGCTACTGCATCAGGTGCTTCTCCAACCGCAGCCGCAGCCGCAGGTCAAGCAGCCGCAGATGCTACAGTTAGTGGTGCTTCTCCAGCAGCAGCAGCCGCAGCAGGGGAAGCCGCAGCCGCAGCAGCAGATGGTGGTGGGGTATCAGGCATTAGCGCAGATGGAATTGGATTTGCCAATGGTGGCATGGTTACTATGAACAGATTGATGGGTTCTAACCCAATGGGTCAAGACGATGGTTATGCCTCGTTGCAGTCTGGTGAATATGTGATTAAAAAAGATGCAGTAGATAAGTATGGTGAGGAGTTCCTTGGACTACTTAACTCTGGAAAACTCACAAAGAAACAAATTAAATCTCTTTTATGACCGACAAAGCAATAATGGCTCAATGGGCTAAAAACTTATTAAATGATGATTTTTTCAAAGAAGTTATAGATAACTTGAAAAAAGAACAGATTAGTGTGATAATTAACACAAGTGCAGAAGAATGTGATAGGCGTGAAGATGCTTATCGGCACATTAAGACTATTGAACTGATTACAGGACACCTAGAAGGCATAGCCTCGGAGACTGTGATTAGGGAGAAGAAGTGGAAGATTCTTTAGGGGAAACCCTAACCTCCGTCCAGAAGGTTTCTGGCGATTATTGAGATGACAAATGGAAAACACCAACCCTAATGGGAGTGAAAGCCTGAATGTAAACCAAGCCGCTTCAGCGTTTGAAAGTCTGATGGGTGATTCCGAGGAAGCTGACAACAGCCAAGCCGAAGGTCAACTAGAGGAAGTTCAAGAAACTGATGAAGTTGAGTATTCTGAAGAACCAAAGCCTAGATATAAAGTCAAGGCATCTGGTGAGGAAGTTGAGGTAGAACTTGACGAACTCATTAAGGGTTATCAACAAGGTACGGACTACACGAAGAAGTCTCAGGCTCTAGCTGAACAACGTAAGGCGATTGACGCTGAACGTGGTCACTTAGAGTATGTTAAACAAGAGCGACAGGCATACGCTCAGAAGTTGCAAGCGTTGGATAGCTTCCTTACGCAGCAACATCAGGGTGTGGACTTAGAAGTTTTAAAGGAAACAGACCCTATCGGTTATGCGGTAGCGGTAGCGGAACAGAGCCAACGTGAGAAGCAGTTAGCAGTAGTCAGGAATGAACAGCAACGCATTGCCCAACAGCAACAAGCAGAGCAACAGTCCTCTTTGCAAAACCATCTCCGTCAAGAATCTGAGAAGCTAGTTAGTCTGATTCCTGAGTTAGCTACACCACAGGGTGATGCGGTGCGGAAACAAATCCGTGACTATGCGAAATCTGTTGGTTGGACTGACCAAGAACTTAGTTCCGTGTATGACAGTCGTGCTGTGAATACTTTGTATAAAGCAATGAAATACGAGCAACTTCAAAAGAGCAAACCTGAGTTGAATAAAAGACTTCAGTCTGCCCCTAAGATGATGCGATCAGGTAATTCTGCGCCAGTTACAAATTCTGCACAGGACAAACAAGCCATGCAGAGGTTGCGTGAGACAGGAAAAGTCTCAGACGCTGCCAAAGCATTTGAACGATTTTTATAAATTTTGGAGTTTTATTATGCCTGTTTATCAAACATATACCTCAATCGGTATGAGAGAAGACCTTTCAGATGTTATTTATTCGATCTCACCAACAGATGTCCCATTTATGTCATCTATCGGTAAGGGTAAAGCTACTGCTGTTACACATGAGTGGCAAGTCGATAGTCTTGCCGCTGCGGTTCTAACGAATTTTACAGTCGAAGGGGCCACGGCTACCAGCGCAACAATGTCACCGACTACCCGAGTTGGTAACCAGACTCAGATTGCTCAAAAGACAATCCAGATTTCTGGAACTTTGCAAGCTGTGGATAAGGCAGGCCGCAAATCTGAAAAAGCCTATCAACTTGCGAAAGCCTCGGCCGAAATTAAGCGGGACATGGAAACTTCCTTGTTGAGCAACCAAGTTGCTTCAGCAGGTAACTCCTCTACTGCTCGTAAATTAGGTGGTCTGCAAGCATGGTTGAACAGCAACTACTCTGGCGGTACTTCTGGCGTGGCTGGTGCTTCTGGCACTACTGCTCGTACAGATGGTACAAACAGGACTTTTACAGAAGCCTTGTTGCAAGCTGTTATCAAAAGCGTGTATGCCTCTGGTGGTAATCCAAAGGTTTTGATGGTTAGCCCAGCGCACAAGCAAACAGTATCTGCATTTGCAGGTATTGCTGCCCAGCGTTACATGGCCCCATCTAATACGCCTACTACCATAATCGGGGCGGCCGATGTTTATTTAAGCGACTTCGGAACTGTAAGCGTTGTTCCGAACAGATTTATGACATCTACAAATAGCTGTGACGAGACAGCGTTTGTGCTAGACCCTGACATGGCGGCTGTTTCTTACTTGCGTCCTTTCCAGACCAACGAGTTGGCTGTTACTGGTGACAACGAAAGCACACAGTTGCTTGCTGAGTACACCTTGGAAGTTAAAAACCAAGCTGCACACGGCATCATTGCTGACTTGACACCCTAATCTGGTGTAACCTAAAAGATGCCTCAGACTAAACCTCTGGGGCATTTTCTTTTCTACTCAAACTGATAGAATTGGTGTATGGAAAACTCTAAACAAACTGCTGTTCATGCCGATGGTGAGGGTGGGATTGTTATCCAAACTCGTCAAGATGTTACTAAGATCATGGAACAGAATAAAAAAGAATTTAATTCTTTTGATGAGAGAGCAAAATGGTCTGACCAATTGTTTGGCAATAAAGTAGCAAGTATCCCAATGACTGTGATTGATGACTTGAACAAACAAGGAATCATGCGTGGTTTTGCTGTGCTTGATGACAAGCGTTTTGCCATGTGGTTGAATGACCCAATGAATCGTGCTTGGCGCACTAGAACAGGAAAAGTATGAGCATTTCTACCTATGCTGAACTACAAACTGCTGTAGCCTCATACCTTGCGAGAACTGATTTAACATCAGAGATAACAGACTTTATTCGTTTGGCAGAGATACGATTGCGTAGAGACTTTCGTATTCGGCAGATGCTTGCATCCTCAACAATAACGTGTGTTGCTTCTACAGCGACAGTAGCTATTCCCTCTGACTTCTTAGAGGTAAAGGACTTTATTGTTAACACAAACCCTGTAACTCCTCTGAGTTACGAATCTCCCTCTTTGTTCTCAAGAAACTCAAGAAGTGCTGAGATTGGCAAGCCTATCAATTACACAGTATTGGCGACTACTTTTAAGTTTGCACCGATACCTGATTCAAACTATAGCTTGATACTGATTTACTCAGCAGCCCCTGCGTTTCTTAGTACAGCAAACACAAGTAACACATTCTTGACTGAGTGTCCTGATTTGCTTTTGTATGGTGCGTTGCTAGAGGCAGAGCCTTTCTTGATGAATGACAATCGACTTGGCACATGGGCTGGTCTGTACGACAGAGCAAAACTAGCATTGACCTCAAGCGATGAGAGGGGTCAGTATTCTGGNGTTCCTTTGGCAATGCGTAACGCAAATATCTAATATGGCTACACAACGAATTAAATTTGGTGAGTGGATGCCTGATCAATCAGGTATCTCTGGTGCGTTGACAGATGCGAAGAATGTTGTTTCTCTTGCTGTCGGGTACGGCCCTTTTAACTCAGCAGTAGCTTTCTCTGACGCTGCCTCAGAAAACCTCGTATCACTCTACGCTGCCAAGAACCCAGACTCAACCACTCAGTTGTTTGTGGCTGGCACAAGTAAAATCTTTACTGTGAGTGGTATCGGTGCTTTGACTCAGGTCAAATCTGGTATGACAACAGGCGTTGATGACAGGGTAAGGTTTACCCAATTTGGTACACGAGTAATAACGACTAATAACGCTGACGTACTACAGGCATGGACG